ACACGTTATCTGTTGCTGGAGCAACTCCACCAGCTGTTCCACCTGAACGAACTGCTGCATTACCTACAACTAAAGTTCCTACAGTTAACAAAGCTGCTGGTCCTGACATTACTGCCCAACCAAAATAGTCTGCTGTTAGATCAACTACTGTAGCTCCCATAATCGCACCTGTTTCTGTTGCTGGAGCAACAATAAGGTCGTTATTTGGGTCAGCCAATAATGATAGTTGCGAGCTAGTTGTTAAAGCAGTTTTAAGTGCATCGTAACAAGTTATTACTACTGATGGGTCTGATGAATGATCGTGAGCTGGATTAGATTTTACTCTAAGCATTTGCCCTTCACCATTTACGTCATTTACCCAAAGATAACCATTTGCATATTGATTTAAGGTTAAATCAGTTCCACCTGTTTCTACAGAAATAGCTGTTTCACCAGCTGCTACTGCTGCTGTTGCTGTCATGTTTGCGTGGTCAGAAACTATTGCTGGTTGTTGTAAGAGTTTACCAGCTGTTACTGCTGTTCCACCTATTCCAACATAACGATAAACATTATTTCCATAAACCAACTTAGCTCCTAATGGAAATAGTTGTGTTGCACTTTCTGCGTAAGGGTTAGCTGTACCATATTGACTACCGCCTTTACCTACGATTAAATCAGCTGGTCCAAAACCAGTTGCTGCAACATATTGAATATGTCCACCATCATCAGTAAAAATATTACCATCTGCGTTTATTACTAAACCATCAGTAACAGCACCTGTCGATGCGGCTACGTCTATTGTTTTAAAACCACCTTGGGACCTGACTGGTCCACTAAATGTCGAATTTGCCATAATTTCCTCCTTCGGAAATAAGTCTTATCATCTCGGCTTGTCTGCTAGGTCAGTTGATAAAACAATATAAAAAAATCCTAGTAGTAAAATCATACTACTAGGACCTTAAATTAGCAAACTATAGAAGTGTCTTTAGCTCATCGATGCAGCTCTCAGCATCTTTGAAAAGTATGCCTATGCCTCCAGCACCTTTCCATGCGTCTATGTTTTTTTCAGTATCATCTATAAGTATGTAACCTTCTTTTGCAAAGGCAGCTTTCTGCACACCCTTGAAAGTACAAGTTATAACCACATCTTTATCGACATGCTCTCTTATCCATTCTATTTTATCGTTGGCCACTATCTGTCTGTTTTGCATGCCTGTACAGGTGAGTATTTCCCAATAGATCCCTTTGGCCTCACACTCTGTTTTTATGTGTTCCATAAGCTGGTGCATACCGTCAAGCACTGGCAAGTTTCTAAATAAACCATTGTTGCTGAGTTCTATCTTTCTTGAGTCGTAGTCGTGCACATTTACAAACGGCCCGTTTAGATAATTGGGTCCTTCGACCCCTTTTATGAAATCAGCTAGTACACCGTCCATGTCTACAAATATTTTTTTTATCATCCCATCTCCTTTTCAAATTCTGTTTCTTCTAGTTCCCAAGGGCCATAAGTTCCGTTTGTCGTTACCCAATGCCCAATTTCTTTTTTATCGTAAAGATACACGTCTTCTGGATTTATTTTGCCAATCTCGTAATATTCTTGTTTAGGAAATGTAATGTTTGTTTCTGTGTCCAGACACACTTGGTCATTTATCTCTACCCAAGCATGTCCATATTTTTTATCTTTTACATAACCAACTTGACCTGTTACTAAACCGTGAGCAATTTTTATGTCTTTGCCACCTTTATAAAAAAGCTCTAACCACTTTTTTAAAGATGTTTCAAAACAAGTTCCAGCCATTATGCTACCTCCAAGTTGACTAAGTGTTTTACTTCATCCCAGCCGATAAAATCGTCTCTTCCGAAAAGTAAGTCGCACGCTAATCTTTTGTATTCGTAGTCGGGGTTATTAGAGACGCCTAAGTTGACCTTGCCTTTAACAAACTCTTCAAGTTTTTCTAACGCCTCTTCATGTAATCTCCAGTCGTATTTGATGAACAGGAACTTAGTCTGAGGTATGTCCTCTCTCAAGTTGCTGTTTTCGTAAATATCATACATGCCGTCGAAGTGACCATATTTATATTTGGCCAACTCCTCTTGCAAGGCTTTGTAAACCTCTGGATCAATTATCTCTTTGATCTCGACATCTACATTGTTACCCATGCTGTATTGTTTGCTTCTTACGCTGGCCTTAATATTTTTCTCTTTTAAGATCTTTCTTATCTCAGCCGCGCATCTTACTACTTCACTTTTATATGCCATCTTTACACCCCCAACATTTTGATTACTGCTTCGATCACAAAGACAAAAGCAAACATGTTAAACAACCCAGCAAGCATGCCCCATGGTTCTAAGAAATTAAGCACTCTTATCATTTTTTTTCTCCTTTATTTATTAATCTCACATATACATAATACACTATTTACACAAATGTGCAACTATATATACAAATTAATATTAATAAATTTAGGCCAAAAAAAAGGCCCCGAAGGGCCTTTTCTTGAAATACTTGAGTTATAAACGGTATTTCTAATCGTTCTAGTTATGCACCTTGCGATCCATAAATTCCTCTCCAATCAGAGAAACCAAAAGAATAACGCTCACGCGCTTTATATCTAATGTTTCCAGTCGAAAAGTCAGGCTCCATAGAAGTTTCCATACCACTTCTTTGGAACATTTTTAGACCATCGCCTTGACTGGTGACAGAAGTTAAGAGAAAGAAAGCATCTGGATCAGTCAGATAATGATTAACTGAATAACCACCGGGTAGTACCCCTGTGCTTCTTATAGCATTCAGATCATTGTCTGATGTGCCAGTTCTTAAATTAGAATTTAAAATTCTCTCAGCAACGAAAACGAGTTCACTAGGAACAATCATTTTTGTAGCTTGAACAGAAATTGTCAATCCTCTGTCATCTGTGAAACCACTAATGTCGATCAACGCATCTTCTAAAGAAGTTTCGTTAAGATCAGCCATTGATGTCGCTCTGTTAGCAGCTGAACCACCACCTGAAAGTGGGTGATCTGTTGCTATGAGTGATTTACCATCTCCACCAGTAAAACTGGATGAGAAGGCATTGTTTAACACATCAGCACCTTTTACTTCTTTGGTATTAGCCATAGACATTGCTAGTGCTTTTGTATACCTTTTTCCTAAAGAATCATAAAGGTTATCTTCAATCGCTTCTTCTGTTAAAGCAAACGCTAAAGCCACTGTATCGTGGGTGTAACGTGCACTGTAACTTTCTGATGCGTTGTCGAAGCTAACGCCTTGACCTTCTGTCTTAGTTGGTGCGGAACCGAAACCAGTGATTAACACTTCCTCTTCAAAAGCACGGTTAGAATCCTCTATCGAGAAGATGTCTTCGTACTCTCTGTCGTACTCATCGTAAGATAAGCCAAAGAGGCTGTTTAATCCGGGTTCTAACTCTTTAGCGAGTTGAGCTCTTGATATTGCCATTTTTTACCTACCTTATGCTAGACCAGCACCTTTCTGTCCCATGATGTGGTTTTGAATCACACATAGTACATTGGTGTTAGCTGACGCTACGTCATCGTTATCAGGATCCTGTGAAATATCTAAAGCTTTTAGAGGTAGAGTAGCGGTGGTAGCACCAGTACCTACATCCAATTCAACATTAGATCTTCCAGAGGCTGTGTCGCCAACAGGAGAGTTTTCAACAATGTCAAAGTTTCCAAACAAGTCAGCAACAGGCATTGCTGCGTCTGCTTGTACTTCAAAAACAACATTACTGTCATCAATCACGTTAGCCACTATATCAGAAGCACTTATGCTTCCGGGATAGTGATTTTTAAATACTTGTTCGCCAGTAGTTGGGTCAGTATAACTGACTCCATTAAACACTCCGACAATCGGAACAGTACCAGTGGCAGCATGTCGACCCAAAACTCCAGCTGTTAATTGCGTAACTAAATCGCCATTAAAAATTGGTGTTGTGGCTCCACTAGCTATCCTGTATCTGGATTGACCTCCAGAATAGGGTGCTCCGCCCATCATACGAACAGGTTTTAATCCAAATGGGGCATCTTTATTAGCCATAATTTTTTACCTATTAATATTGTTACTTTTTCCCAAAAGTAACATTAGACTTTCTTTGCGCGTCATACTTGACATACCTTCCATCTTTCGCAGATTCATTAAACATACTATTGTCTAACGCTTCTTTGGCTTGTTGGTTTTTGCCTGAGTAATAAGCATTACGTTCAGCAATGGTTTCAAGTGGAATCTTCGCTAAGAGTAGTCCTTCGTTATAAACTACGCCAGCGTGTCTACCAGAATCGTGAGTAGGCAAGTTAAATTCTTGAGGTAGATCAGTTCCTTTTACAAGTTCCCAACCCTCCCTAATTCTTCTACTTACGTTAGCTCTATCCTCTTGCCCCATCATGGATTCTCTTATCCATCGATATTCGTACCCTTCTGGTGCATCAGGTGTTTCTAGTTTTCTTACTGGTCGCCATGGTTGTCTACGAGTTTCTTTAGCGTGTGACTCGGATTCACGGGATTTTCTGGTTGTTGTTTCTTGATCTATTTCGTTAGTCATCTTATTTAGCCTCTCTTTGTGAAATTTTTTGTTTCTCTTTAGCAACAGATTTTAACCACGCGTCTTCCGACATATTGTGTGGCTTCAATCCTCTAAGACGTTCAACTTCTGATTTAGAGAAAGTTACACCGTTCTTCTTGCCTTGTGTTTTTTGACGACTTCCTACGGAAGTAGAAGCGACTCTTTGCACAGCGGGTCTGTCTTCTGTTTGTACGTCATCCTTTTGCCCTACTAATGTAGGGAAAACTCTTTTAACTCGATTGGTTAATTCACTGTAATATTCATCTGACTCAGGTGCATAACCTTCTTGCATCAATCCTAAATGTGTATAGTCAGCAAATTGTGAAGCTTGCACATTTTCATCATTGCCAGCGTCACCATACCAAGAATTATTTTCATGCCAATCCAGTGCTTTGTCACTAGGCTGCGGTACCGGTTGCTGTTGCTGTTGGTACTGTTGCTGTTGTACTGGCTGTTGCACATATTGTGCTTGCTCTGTTTGAGCTCTAGCCATTCTGACTTTTTCTTTTTGAATACTTATGTCGCTTTTCAAAGTGTCAGCTTTTGACATGAGATCTGCGTCACCAGAAGCTACAGCTTTTTTATAGAGATCATCGGCTTGCATCTCTTTAGCTTGTATTGTTTCTTCTTCTTTTTGTATTAATTGAGCTCTGTTTTGCACTCGCTCTTGATTGTAATAAGCAGTTTCTTGCTCTTTTTGAGCTAACATTTGCTCTAACTGAGCTGCTCTTTCTTCGGCTACTCGGTTACGCTCATTTAACTTATTTATCCTTTTAGAAACCGATTTAGTATAGTTCTCCAACTCATCGTCTGGAGATGCTTCTACTATGTCTTGTTCTACTACCTCTACTTCAACATCATCAGCTTCTGGCTGAATTTGTTGTGCATTTTCTTGTTCATTCATCATAAACTCACTATGTCATCGGGGTCGAGAATTGTGGCTATCACTTCATCATCATTGATGATGCGAACCTCTGCACCTTCCTCCAATTTAAACCTAGAGCCAGAGTAACGCCCTATTAAAACCCATTGTTTTTCTTCACACCAAGGTGTTCCGCCAAACCTTTTTTCATCTTTGTAACACTCAGGACCTTGTTTAACCACATAAGCAACTACTGTTGCTAGGGCCTCTCTGTCTACAGTGCTTTGTGCTAAATGTATGCCGCCCTTTGTTGTGGCCTTACCAGCGTATGGTAAAACCAACATGCGCCAACCAGTTGGTTGTGGCATGCGGTCCACTAATGATTTGTCTAGTAAAGTGGGATCGAGAACTCTTGCCTCTTCTTGTATATAAGCATCCGCAACTATGTCGTTTGTTGATTTTAGTTCTGCCATTTTAATCTTTTTTAAATAAATTCTGTAATTCTGCTTTCATGTAGTATAAAGCAGATAGTTCACCTTGCAAATATTTATAATGTTCCATATCTTTCAAGCCACCTGACATCATAGTCTCGCCAATTTGAGACTCTCTTTTCGATATAATCTTTTTGACTGCATCGAGTAACTCAAAATCATCAGGCATTATTTTTTAGCCTTTGCTGGTCTGCCTTTTTTCTTTACAGTAATTTTTGGCTTCGCTTTGGCTTTTGGTTGCTCAACTACTTCTTCTACTGTTTCTTCAACAACAGGAGCTGGTTCTGGTTGCGATATTGTTACCATTTTGTCTGCTCTTCTTTTTTCATTAGCTAAAAGTTTAGCAGCTTTGTTTTCTTCGTATTCTGCCTGTGCTGTAGCTTCTTGTTGTCTTGCAATTTTTTTAGCAGCTCTAAGTTCAGCTACTGCTTTAGTTTTAAATGATGTTGCCATAATTAATT